CGCCATGCGGCCATCAGCTTTTCTTCGTAGGATGACCACGCCTCAGACCATAGAGGGGAACGCAGGATGCGCTCTGCCTCATGGCCTCGGGCTATCTCTTTATCAAGACTTGGCAACGCGGCGCTCCACGATTTCCTTGATCAAGCCGTCCTTGTCCCGGACCACTTCTTTTCGGACTTCGCTGTTGTTGATTTGGTTTTGCAGGGAGGCAATCTGGTCGGCCATCATCGCCAGCATATAGTCGCGCTGGTCTGGGCCTTTCTCCTCTTCCTCCTCTTCCTCCATCTCCTCCGGCTCTTCCATCTCCTCTTCAGGCTTCTCGGGCATCATGGTGTCGTAGGCGAAGATTTCGGTAATCTCCGGCTCGCCCACAAGGATTCCGCCAGGAAGGAAGTCCTTCATCTCCTGCATAGACATCTTGGCCGCGTCGAGGCCCGCCTTCTGGTCGGCGATGTACTTGTCAAGCGCCCGGTCCTTGGACTTGCTTATCTCGGCCATCTGAATCTGGAGCAACTTGAGGTCGTTCTCGGTCTGGCGTCGCTTCATTTCGACTTCCATCGACAGGAGCTTCGCGTTGGAGTCTGCCGAGTCCTTCATCCCCTTCAGCTCGTTCTGCAAGGTGGAGATTTCGCGCTTGAGACGCTGCTCCTCAATCTTGAGCATCATCTCGGCCTGCATCATCCGCTCTTCTGCGGCCACCTTCTGGGCGTCCACCTGAGCCCTTGCCATCTTGGACTGAGCGTCCAGCATCATCGCCTCTGCCTGTACTTGAGCCGCCATTGCGGCTGGGTCTGGCTGCGGCGGCGGCGGGGGCGGGGCCATTTTGGGGTCCATGAAGAACAGCTCAGGCGTGAGGCCCATCGCGCTGACCAGTTCTTTGTTGGCCATCCACATTTGTTCCGGCGCTACTAGCGACCCCATCGCTCCCGCCGCCGCGTACTTCTGCTGAAGGTCAATAATCTGCATCATCCCCATTACGCGACGCTCGCGGCTCTGGTTGCCCATACCGACGCGCACCGTAATGTTCTCGCGCTCTCGCCACTCTCCGGGGTTTACGGGAACCCAGCGATTGCGGAGCTTCAGGACCATTTCCCGGTCTTGGTTCTTGCTCATGATTTCATGGATATCCTTGAACAGGGGGACGAAGCCCACCTCGGCCATGATTCGGGCAATCATCTCGATTTTCATGCGGGCCGCGTCGTAGGCCAGCGCAGCCACCCCGGTATTCACGTTGCTGAGGGCGTTCTTATCAAGACCAGCAACCTCATCGCCAACGCCCGTGCGCTGCTTGATTTGCTGGTCCATGTACTCCATCAGCGGGAAGGTTTCCTGCGGCAGCGGAGAAGCAGGAAGCGGGGTCACATAAGCCCCAACGCCTTGGTCACCGCGCACCCGGATAACCCCGCCAGGGCGGCTTGTCAGCAGGTCGTCCATGTTCACGAACTCATCGTTCACGATAGTCCGCGAGTTGTTGGCTAGGTAGGTGTTATCCAAGACCTGGCGCAACAGGGTGGACTTGATGTGCTGAATGTCCATCGTCAGGTCTGCGATGGAGAGGCCATAGAACTTGTGGGTGAGGATAACCGGGGTTGCTGTCGCAAATGGGATACGGTCGACCTCTTCCACGTCCAGCAGGGTCGCCGAGCCACCGCCATCAGGGTCACCCGCGTAGGTCACCTTTAGGAGTTCGTCTATCCCGTCGTCGTTCTTGTCGAGGTAGAGATAGCACTCGGTAATCCAGTAGGTGTCTCGGGTATAGACAGTCGCGAGACCTTCGTCGTCCAAGCGGTCTCGGGCAATCTTCTCGGGGGTATCTACGTCGTCAGAAGTCGGGAGGCTCTCGACCAGCTTGCGGTCGTACCCTGCTTCAATAAGCTCGCTCTTCGACTTCTGGACCCGCATATAACAAGAGCGCGCGTCCTTGGCGTAGGGGCTGGAAGCGTCCCGGCTAATCCCGAAATCTTCAGGAGCTACGGGTTCAATGCGGACTCGGCCCTTGTTCTTTGTGACCTTGAAGGCCGCCGACATGGACCCATCTTCTTCTGCAGTGACCTCGATAGGCTCTCGGGTCACCGTCGGGTCAGACATAAGCTGGAGGATGCTCAGCTCATCAAGGCCGGTGTACTCCTCCCGCTCCTCGATTTCGGCATCTTCCCACCAGATTTTCAGGATGCCGTTCTTCGAGAGAAGGGCGTCCTTCAGAAAGGTATAGGTGTTATAGAAGCCCTTGTTCTGCTTCCAGTAGACGTAGTTGACCACGTCCGTTTCCTGCTCGGCCTGCTCTTCATCCTCTGGCCCAACGGAGTCGAACTGCACCATATTGTCGGCATCGCAGAAGATGCGGACCAAGCTCGGCAGAATCCACTCAATGGTCTCCATGACCTCCCGAGTGATAACCTGACTCCTGCCCTCCGCCTCGTCCCCGTACTGCTCGCCTAGGTAGTAATCAAGCGCGGCAGCCCGCTCATTAGAGATTTCAGAACCCCAGCGCCCGATGGTGGAGGTCACCTCCATCTGGGCCTTGGCGAGAATCTGCGAGTCAGTCAGCTTGGGCATTTTTCTTCCGCCTGGTTTCGACAGAATCAAGCCTGACTTCTAGCGCCTGCATTGCGGCCTTAACCGCTGTCAGTTCAGCACTCAATTCTGCAATTCGTTTTATCAAGTAGGCGGTGTTCACAAGATGCCCCTGTTTGAGTAGCTAATGGGCTCCCATCGCTTTTCGGTCCGGCCCTTGTGCATTGCGCCAACCCTGAACGCATCAGAACCATGCGAAGCCCAGTCGTGGACGGGCCTTAGCCGGTAGGTTCTGCGCACCTCGTCGTACTCCGCTCGATAGTGCCTAAGTGCGTTCAATCCTGCCGCACAGTGTAACGCATCGAACCAGCAATTCGGCAGCATTTTTCGGACTGCCTCAATACCATCCTCAATCCGGTGCTGGGCCTGCACAACCGGCTTTTGTCCCATCAGGTCGTTGAGGGTATCCACGCGAGTCTTGCCTGTGTCGAGGCTGCGCTGCTTGGCGTCGTGAGGCAGGACAATATCCCCCAGCGTCCACTTGTGCTTCCGAACCCTCTCGAGGACCACCTGAGCGTAATGGCTTAAGGGTTCTGAGTTGTTTTCGTAGTAGTCCAGAAGTCGTATTTCCGGACCGACTCTTTGGGCAAACCATATTGCCGTTGAGTCTCCAATACCAAGGTCCCACCAAGTTTCAACAGGGTATCCTGGGTCCGCATTGACGTTACGAAATCTTCCTGACTTTTCTGCATCCTCGAGCAGACGGCCGTAATAAGCTCCGACAATGGCAGCGGTCCAGCTACATTCGAACTCTTGGGAGTATCGCTCGTCACTCAGTTGTTTCCTCTGGTCCTCAAGTTCGTCCTCGTCCACATACCCGGTTTCACTAGCCCGGTGCACCACCACATACCAATCCGGGTGTTCCCGATACTTGTCGTACAAATGGTAAAAGGCATTGTGACCCATGGGGGTGCCGATAAAGGTTGCTCGTCCCTTCCGGTCTGCTAAGGCTGGGCGGATGATTTCTTCCCATGTTCTTTCGGACATCTGGGCATATTCGTCTAGGGCCACGGCATCCAGATAGATACCTCGGAGGCTGTCGGGACTGTCCGCTCCGTAAAGCGAGATGCGGCCTCCATTCGGGAAGTCCGCCCTCAGTTCAGCTTGGTTATAGGTCATCCCCGGAATAGCTCTGGTGAACTCTTGGAGGTAGTCCCAAGCCACCGCCTTAGCTTGCCGGTACAGGGGCGCGATGTAGGCCCCTCGTGGCCTTGGCTTCTGACAGGTAATGATGTCCCGGACTAGGTCGTTCAGCACCATAACCGTCTTGCCGAACCTTCGATGGCAGACCGCTATTGCCCATCGCTCTTTGCGGTTGTGGTAGTCGAGCTGAAGCGGTCTGGGGGCGTAGTTTATTTCGATGCGCTGTCGGACCATGTGATGACAAGCTCAATCGGCCCATCTTCTCCGGCAATCGTCTGGCTGACCTTTCCTTCTAGGCGGTCCCCGATTTCCTTCAATGCCGCAATGTCTCCACCTTCAGCAGCAGTGATAATGGCATTGGCCAAGGAGTCCAGCTTCTTACCCTGCATGACAGCGCGCCTTATAGCATCGCTCCATACCTTTGTTTTGGTAGCGTTTTTATTTCCGAGAGGGGCTCCACCGGGCACGTTATGTTAACTCCTTAATTTTTGACGCCTCGGGATTTTGTCACTTTTGGACTATTTGCACAATC